TAATGTTGGAAATTAAGAGCGTTCTCAGTATTTGTAATAGATGTATCCAAAGGTAAAATACCAAAGTTTTTCATTGCCACATACGCTTTACCAAAATTACCATGTCCCCAATCTTCTCCTGCTGAGTGACGTGGTAATGCATTCTGATCCAACATGATAACAGTACCTAACTCATCAATTAAAATGTCAGCAATTTGATTATTTACAAGATTGTATCCAACTTGATAAGGTTTCATTTTATCTACCAAAGAACGTGACTTAGTATTTCTATCAGAAAATACTGCACCCTCTACTGGAAGTTTACAACCATATAATGTAAAGTCTCCTTTAAATTGAAATTTAGTAGGTGCTACATTTAAATAAATTGGAGAAAAATTCATGTTATCTGTGTTGCCATAAAATGTTGGTCTATTAGGTCCAATTTTTACACCACCCCATGTCTGATTTATCCATATCCAATCAATGTGTTCACCAAGTAATAAAGTTTCTCTTGATTTTACTTTAATTACAGCTGTATCATAAAGTGGTTTTTCTGTCACTTTATAGTTCTCATCAACTATCATATCAGTAAGCATACCTTGCTCATCTATGCGTGTAAGATGTCCAACCATTCTTTGAGATTTCCAATAACCTGTTGTTACACGTAGTAAACCAGTATTATCAAAATCCACCATATCTTCTGATTCAGCTAAGATTCTTAAAATAATATCATCACCAGAACCATTTACTGTATCTCTATACGATGTAAACTGACGCATCCCTAATGAAGGACCATCAACATTCCAATCATGAGAACGTGTAGCATCATAAAAAGAACCATCATTTTGAACACCTGGCAAAATATAACCAGCAGCTTTAACAGGATATATTGCTTCTAAACTTTTTAACTGATCACCATTCATCTGATAACCATATTTATCAATAACATCAGCTGGTGACATTAAATCAATTTTACCAGCCCAATTGCATTGAGAAATATATCTTGCTCCTGGAGACTTGTGGTAGTATGTAATAACAGGATTCCAAACCTCAACCTCATAGTCATCTTCTAACATGTTAAAATGCCAAAATTCTCTATCAGCAATAAGACTATCTTTAAACGCAAGAGTTTCTAACTCTTTCATGTGAAATCTTTCTGTGTCAACAGCATGCTGATGTGATGCCCATTCTTCAACCATTGACTTATAGTTCTTCTTAAAAAACTCTTCAATCTCTGGCAATGTTTTTAAATTTTCAGGTGACATCATTTGCTGTGCCTGTTGTTGTTGCTCTTGATTATTTGGATCAAGGCCCATTGATTCAACTTGCATCTTCATTTTCATCTCTGCTCCAGCAAGTAATGTTTGTTCAACCATTCCTCTTTTTTGCTCAAGCATCTCATTATATGAAGTATCATCAACTGACTTATACATAATTTTATCATTACGTTTGGCAAACTCACCAACCATAACATTTATTACATTGGGTATAATTGGAAAAAACTTTAACTCAAATGCTGATGCATCTTCTTTTGTCAGAACATCAATAAGTTCTGCCATGTCATTATTCTCCTCAACAATATAATCTGTTTTATCAATAATACCATTTGCTAACTTGTAGTTTTTTAGCAAACGTCTAGCATTTCTGCGAATTTGTTGAAGACCTTGCATCTCATACCAATCCATATTCCAAGCACCCCATGCTTCATCTTTGTCTTTTGCATTTAGAAATTGAACAGGTTGAGTGAATGTTCCCATTCTGTTAGCATCAGCTTTTGCACCATTTTTAAGTTGCAACGCATTGAATATTTTCATATTACTTCATGTTTTTAAATGGATTCCTAGGCTTTCTCATCATTGCTGATTCTGGACTATTAACAGAATTACCCATGTGACGAAAGGGACTCATAAATAAGTTAGTATTTTTATTTGAATTTTGCAAACTATCAGGATTTTCATGATCTATTCTTTTTGCAAAACCTCTATTTGATTCTTGAACTTTAGCAAAAGCAACCAATGCACAAAACGCAACAAGTCTATCCACGTTTAATCCATCTCTATATGCTTGCATTTCTTTAAGTAACATTATATCTGGTATTCTTTCTACCCCATATGTTACTCTAGTAATTGTTCCATCAGCTTTTGTTGCTACATTCGTCTCTTCTTCTAAGAACTGAATAGCGTATGATACAAGATTAGATTTAAATAACACACCTGTATTCTTCCAACCATATTCTTGATAAACATTATTATTACTTCCAAGTTCTTTTAAGAACATAATTTGGTTTTTTGGTACAAGATATTTTTGCTTGCGTTCTGATATCATATACTGAATAAACAAGTGTACGTTATTTTCCACTAATGTCCAAGCATTGTAATACTCTATAATTAGTTTAAGTCTTTCATGTGTTTTTTTTAAGTCATCAAAACGTCCACACCATGATGCAACTATTTTATCTCCTTCAATATGTGACTCTATAGAACCATCTTTCTTATGAACAGTAACTTCTTGTGCAGTCTTGTACACAAATATAGAACACAATGATTCTGATGTTGTAGTGTTATGTGTAACTAAAGCATGTTCTGTAACATAAAGATTATCTGGTGCGTCAACTGATATGCAAATAGCTTCTGCATCATCAATATATTCTATATTTGTTATATATCTACTAAATACTTTTGAAGGTCTGTAGATATCTCTTTTTCTTTTTAATATAAAAGGATTAAGATATTCTGGCAGTAATATTCTTACAATGTAAGAATCTAAATGAGTTGTTTTTTTACATCTTATTTTTGCTATTCCTCCTAATGATTGTACTAATTCAACAACTTGATAAGCTAATTTTTTTGATGATGAGTAAAATTCTGCTCCATGATTTGAATAAGAACCATCTGTATCCATCAATCCTTGTAATAAAGATAATCTACTAGATGCTATTGCATACATGTATTCTTGTGGTATAAACTTATCTTCAGACCTTTTACCTTTTAAATTTAATTTTTTTAATCTTTTAGTTAGTGAATTTCTTGAACCAACTTTTGTAATAATTGAGTAATCACAATTTGAATTTTTAACTTTTTTTATTAATAAGTCATCTTCTAATATGTGTTCAATAGAATTAATTAACTCTGTATCAACGGTACTAAATCTTATAGATTTTTGAGATAATCCTCCATCACCTAATAGTAAACCTAGTAAATAAGAATTAATAGGTAATATTGCACCAAGATTAAAATTGATTGGTTTAACTATTGGTATTGACCATTTGTTCTTATTTTGATTATCTTTATAATAAGTAGAAATAGTGTATTCTTTTTTAATATTCCTACCTTTACCTGTATAAGTAATTGTTTTTGTAGTATCCAATAAATCTTTTACAGAAAGAGTTATATATCCTTTTGTTCCACCATTTAATTTTACATTCCATAAATGATCTTCACATACTTTAATGCTATGTCCATCACTGAATGTAATTTTACACATTTTTTTAAATCCTTGTGTGTAAACACCAATGACATTTACAGCTTGTCCATTAGAACCAATCACCTGATCTCCTATTTGAATATCACCTATTCTTTTTCTACCTTCTGGTGTATAAAGCATATTATCAACATGCTCAGCTTTACCTTCTGACACAGGGTCAATAGAAGCATAGTATGTTCCAAATTTAGGATTCTCTATTGGCTTCTCATAAATAACAATTACACCTTCTTTGTTTTCTGTTTTTGGTGAAATGGGAAATTCCATTATTGGCAACTTGCGTGTAAACTTTTGTACAATCTTGTCATCTTCCCAAATCAAATCAACAAATTCCATTGGATATTCTTTCTCTTCAATGCGTTTAATCTGTTGAGAAACAAGGTGTTCTGGAAATCTTGCATCTTTTCTATAGTCAAATGCTTCTTTGATGTTAATAGGTTTCTGAGAAATACGCAGTCTATAATCTTCTGGTTTTAATTTCTTCTTCCATTCAATTCTTTCTAATAATATCATTTCTAATGATTTCTCTACATCAGAATTACCATAAGTATCTATACATGGAAGCATAGACCATTGTTCTGGAATAAACAAACCACACAATCCTCTTGTACCTTTATCATCAAGTAAATCTGTATCAACAGCTAGAATGTCTTTAGAATCAGGATTTAATATAAGTTCCTTTAATGGCTCACACTGATCTAAATCTCCCACAGATCCTGCAACTACAAACATACCTGTAAACACCATACCAGATTGCATGGCTGGTAGTAAGTACTCAAGTGTTATATTCATCTTGGGAGCAATTCCTGCTTCCTCATGAAAGAATAAAGTACATGGACCACCTACACCATTTGTTGGATCTTTCTCAAGAACTACACCCATGATTACAGATTTTAAACCAATGTCTACCTTTCTACCTCCTTGAGTAGTTTCTGTTTTTTGTTCCCAGTTAAGAACCTTATCAGGATTACATGGACGATACCATGCAGTGTGTTTATTTAAAAAGTTACGATACTCTTCTAAAAAACGCCATGTACCTTTCTCATTAATATAGTCTTTAAGAGATCCTGCCATTTTAGATACAGAACCCTCTTCAAAATAAAACAGATTAATAATCTTACCTGAATGATAATATGATGACGCAATCTGACGTTTTTTCAAGATTGCTGCATGTTTATTTTTTAGTTGTGCTAATTCTTCGTACAGAGCCATATGATACTGTGCATCACGCACATCTGCAAATGTAAACTTTTTTACTTCTTTGTTATATATAGGTAAAAAGTTTATCCACATATAATAATCTCGTGGTAGATACCATGATTTATCTTTGTTTATATATATTACTCCTTTTCTACACTTTTCTTTTTCAGTTTCCCAATAGTTTATAAAATCTTTTGAACGTTCAGGAGCTAAACAATATACTTTATGTTTATTAAACTTTCTACCTTCTGCATTAAAGAGTAATGAACATTCATCAAACTCATACTTGCCAGGTTCTTTAAAGATCTTCTCTAAATACTCAACTAAATCAGTTTGAGTTTCAAATGAAGTATAACTCCATTCACCTGATACATAATCATATGTAGGTATTTCTCTATACATATTAAAATTTTGGTCTATCTACAAGTAAAGTAACTGTTCTTCTATCGTTAAAATTCCAAGAAACATTTTTTACTACATAGTTTTCTTTTCCTATTTCTATCCAGTCACCTTTTCCAGGTACACAAGGTAATTCTCTTTGAATTACTTTTCCTTCTGAAATGTGTTCTACTTTTACTATAAACATATACTGTTCCATATTCTTAAATTTGATCGTATGCAAGGTTTTGTCCTCCTCTGACATGACTTTTTTGTTCTTCCATAAGGTCCTTATAAGCTCCTTTATAAGAACTACGAATCTGTTCAAACTTTGCTGCAGCATTAACCACAGCTGTGATATTACCATCACGACCATGTTGAATTGATGTTTGTTCCATATAACTTGCAAGACGATCCAGCATAGATTTAATACCCATATAAGCCCTGTATGTAGGAGTTTCATAAAGCTTTTTGCAAAATGCAAGTGCAACAATAATTTCATCATCTTCTGTGGAAAACTCTGATTGTAACTGATTAAGTATAAGTTCTTCTTTTTCATGTTCTAGTACATCAAAAAATGGATTAACAACTGGATTTGGGCATGACATATAAAATAGATATTGATATACTTTCATGTAATCATCTGGGTATGTGTCCATTATATCTTTAAGAACTTTTAATGCGTAACAATGTTCTGTTGGAATAAGTACACCATTTTGTATGTCAAATAATTTAATCATTGTTTTTGTTTTTTGAAAAATTTAAAATTTCATCTTTATTATCTTTGATCCACTGAAAAATTGTTATTACCTCATCCTTTAAATATGGTAACTCGTATGGTATTACTTCTTTTACTATTGGATCACCTTGTTCTGTTCTACTTACAATTGGATATCCATAAGCATCTTCACCATCTGTTTCAAATAATATATGATGCAGAATCAAGTTGCCAGGTTTCAATGTAGGATTATGTTTTTGTATCATATACATATATGCAGATAACTGTAATGCATAGTGAAAGTAGTTACAATCATCTAGATGTGATACAGGATGATTCATTTTTTGTGAAATACCTTCCCAATTCACATATGATTGCATCTTAATTTCTTTGTTTGTTTTGTAATCTGTAATATGTATAAGACCATGCGCAATCTCAACTAAATCAGATTGTCCACATATACCTATAGAACGTAAGAATACTAAATGCTCTGGATATATTCCAGATAATAATTTCTGTGAAGACGATACTTTGTATCCCTTGTCATTAACAAGCGGTTTTACAACTTGTAGTATAGCTTCATGACGATTAATTGTGTCACAAGAAACTAAATCGTGTTCTCTCTGATCATGATACCATGTACCTAAATCAGTAGCTCTTTTTGCTTCAGCTTTCCAAATCTCTCTTATTCTTTCAGGTGTTAATCCTTGCCATTTCTTACTATTCTTAGAACTCTTTTTAGCAATAGCTTTACTATCAAATGGTTGTTTAAAATAACCAATAACAGTTGTTACACTTACCCAATCAATAGTGTCATTTGGATCAAGTGATTTATATTTATGATTTTCTGGTTCAAAAGATAACATGGCTTAGTCTTTAATACTATTAATAATTGCTTCTTCTTCTTCTTCTGAAGCTATTGCACTCCATTTGTCTTTAGGGCAAGACGATGATATTGATCTTGTTTTAAATGACAACTTGCAGCCACATTCACCACAACATGGTTGTGTACCTGCCATATAACATTTGGTTCCTTCATTATCTAAGAAAGAACAATCTTTACATATTGCCATTCTTGATGCAGCAATCTCTTCAATATGTTCTTGTTTAAAAATACTGTTCTTTACACCCTCCAATATTTTTCCTTTTTCTTTCCAAAGTTTAATTAGATTCATCTTTAGTAATTTTATAAGTTTCTTTTTCTTCTTCTTTTAAATGTTTTTTGTCATCAAGTTTATTTAGTTCATCAAGCATCTTACTAAACAATCCAATATTAGTTTTAAGATCTTTTATTGAAGCATACTCACGTATGTTTGGTTCTTCAATACTTTCAAATTTATTTAAAGACTTCTGATATATGTCAAGTTTCTTTTCAAGCTTTGAACGTTTTATATAAAATGTACCTAAACTATCCACAGTAATTTGTGGATGTTCCAATCCACTAAGTTTTCGCTGGACTGCATTGTAATAACATGATACTATTTCGTCTACAGTTTCAGCTGATATGTTTAATCTCTCTGATATTTTCTCAGAAATTTGTTTACGCTTTACTGGTCTCAACTGCTAAAAATTTATAGTCCAATAAGACATTGCCAGTCTTTATAACTGGAACTGATATTGCAATCTGAATTATTTTTTTATAACTATCAGATTTTTCTATCAATCCACGCTTCTCTAACTTGCTTAATTTATTTCTTACATTTTGAGATTTTACAGCAAATTCTTCTGCTATTATATCTGGAAAAGTTTTTTTAACTACATCATTACAAAATTTAGTTAATTCAACTGGACCATCCATTGCCAATAGCGTAAGCAAATCTATGTCTGTATCAATAAGACTTTCTTTCTTAAAGAATACAAACTCAGTTATGACCTGATATTTAACCAGGTCATAATGAGTCAATCTGTATTTCTTTTCTATTTTACTTACTTCCATCTTCTGTATGTTCTTAAGTTTTACTCAGTAAAGGTTAAAACTTTAACCACATTTATTTGAGCATTTAAAATTTCACTAATTGCATTATCAATTAAGAGTTGTTTATTATCTGTTAATGCATTTGCATGCTCGTGATTCTCGCGATACTTTTCAACTACATCAATCAAGTATGCACACGCACGCTTAACAGTTTCTACTTCTGTATTGCTAGAAGGAATAAAATCA